GTGCTGTTCTTGAGAACAATTTTTTAGATGTTCTGCGTTTCATTTTTCGCCGTTTGGCCATTTTTTACTTCCTTGGGACGTTGTCCCGGTTGGGGTGTTGAGGTGCCAGTGTGTCACCTAGTGCATTTACCATCAAGTAAATCTTAAATGCTCGGGCGCGCGTGATACGCGCCCTTAAGTTCAAAGTCAAGTGCTTTGAGACGCTTCGCTCGGGACTTCGTCCCCGCCTGCCGGCGTGTCGGCAGGGGTTGGTTGTTCCGGCTCCAGATTGTCGGAGCCGTGTTTTTCTATGTTCGGTGCTAGTTCGGCACCGTACGCTTGTAAAATCCCGTCAGAGGCGAGCTCAGAGGCTCTGCCGGGGTCGTCCATGGCGCGGAGGACGTTCGAAACGTCTTCGTATTTCGCGCGTACCTCTGGGCTCAGTGACTCGAAGGTGCTTTTTGCCGCCGCTAGGGCGAAGTGAGCTTCTTGGAAGTCGGCTGGAGGTACACCGTACTGTACCTCTCGCCCTGTACCAGGGAGTGATCCGGTTTGGGCGAAGTTTCGCACTATTAGGTTTAGGTCTGTTTCGTCCCTGAAGGCCTGTTTTGTCAGTGAGGGTTTGTGGAAGAATTTTTGGACTCTTTTACGTGTCATCGTTTGATTCCTTTGAGTATTGCGCCGGGGATCATGCTGGCGGCGCTTGCGCCCTTTTCGACGTAGCGTAGGGCTGGGAATTTTGCGTATATTTGCGCGTCGATTGCGTTTGCTACGTTTGAATATTCGAGCGCTTTTGCTGTTGCTTGTTCTGATCTGGTTTTTGTTCGCCAGTAATTTGTCTGTGCGCTTTGCATGGTGGCTGATTGGTCGAGGCTGATGCCTCGGGAGATTGATTCCTGTTTTTGCTGTTGAGTTAGCTTTTGTTGGGTCTTTTGGTTTTGGATTGTTTGTTTTGCCGATTTTAGGGCTATCGCCCCTTGTGCTGCTGAAAGGGCAGAGTGTACTCCCGCTCCTGCTACGTTTTGCATAGTTGCTGAGGCCCCTGCCGGGGATGAGGCTGAACTATAGCCTGCGAGGATCGGGTTAATTCCTGCCGCTTCTAGATCGGACATTCTGCGCTGTACCGCAGTGTTGGACATTCGTTCTTGGAATGCCATTTGTTCGCGTGCTATTGCGAGGTTTGCTTTATTGCTTTTCGAGGCTCCGAAGGCGGAGCTTAGACCACCAATAAGGCCTGCACCAAGTGTTGCTGCTGCTAATGAGAGGGCCATGTTTTATCTCCGAGTTGATCCCCTTGGGCTGTCCGCCCAGGGGGATCTTGAGGTTGGGATCAGAATCGATCAATGTTACCCGGCACGCCGAAGAGAGGCATAGGACGAGCGCAGCGGAGATTGAAATACGAATCAAAGAGGAAATGGGGTTCCTCAGGTGTAGCGACCACCCTATCAATAGGGGGTTCGTCAATAATGAATTCGTCGTTGAGTGTTGGGCTGCTTCCGAAGTCTTGTGATAAGTGCCATATGTCGAGCGACTCGGGGTCATCTGATCTGAATTTTCCTGTTATTTGTGAGGGCTTGTAACGGTATTCTGCGTAACGTTCCTGATAGCCGAATATGACTCCGTTGGGGTCTCCACTTTCGTCTTCGGCATATATTTCCCAATCAAAGACTTGTTGTTCAGATACGTTAGCGAATACCGGCCAGAAGTAATCGTACCGGCCACGCCGGAACCACATTCTGTTAAGGCCCTGTTGATATGTTAAGTCTGCACGGACATTTACCAGTCCTATGATTGTGCAGTGTTCTGTGAAGGATTTTACAAATCCATGGTTGTGCAGCTGCGCGGTGGCGAAGGCTGCTAGGTTTCCCTGAGGGGTTGTGTCGTCTCCTGTTTGAGTGTTCTGTTCAACAGGTTTGACGGTTACGCGCGAGGACCCGCCGCCCAAGAATTCGGGACGTTGTAGTCTTGCGTCAGGGGAGGTGACTCCGAAGTGTGCGCGGATTACTTCCGTGTATCGGGTGCCGCCTCGCGCGTCGCGTTCGAGCATTTTTTGAAGTTGAAATGCTACGCGTAGGTCGTTGATTGTTGCCCATCCCCCGGCGTCGCCGGGATTGAAGTCAGCGGATGGGATTATTACCTCGGCTCCTACGTTTGAGCCCCAGCGCATCTGGGAGCCTGATTGTATTGTGCCGTCGTGTCTGAAGTCGTCTTCCGGTCCGGGTCCTGCTGTGATGAATGATTCATTTCCAATGCCGTCAGTCCATGACATAGCATTGATTGGTCCGGGTTCTGCTGTTACTTCGTATGCACCACCTTGGATAGTACCCGGGATAAGAACGTCTTCCCCTTTTTGTGGCCAAGGGAGGCAGGATGTGAAGTAGTCGTGCCGCTTGCCGCGGCGTAATACCTCGAAGTCTTCAGGTATGTCTCCGGAGTCCGAGATGTTAACTCGAACCGGATTTTGTAGATTTTGGTCCCTAAACCATTCGTTCCAAATGAGGTTATAGGCCCGGAAGTGTAGTGTGTTGAATTTGACGGAGTTATTCGCATAGATTGGTATTCCCATGTAGTCGTATATTGATCCTGCGGTTTCCGAGTTTTCAGGTAGTACTATTTCGGGGACCTGGTACTCGGTGGAGTCGTCAATTGTTTCTTTTTCTCCCATGAAGTTTTCCCAGTGTTCCCAGAGGAGTCTATTGGGGACTGCGAAGAAAAAGGTTTCCATGTAGAGGTTGTCCATGACTGGTTTTATGGGCGTTGCCATTCTTGCGAATCCAGTCATTTTGAGGTTAAAGGTGTCCCCCGGTAAGGCTTCGTCCACGTAGATTGGGACGAGGTAGCCAGCATCGAAGGTTGTTTTATATCCGTGAGAACGATCGAAGCTCGAACGTGGGATTTCCGCTTGAGGTACGCGGGAAAATTTGTGTTTCATTACCGAGGGATTAGAGTACATTTTTAGGCTTCCTGTTGTATGAATTCGACCCCGTTTCCGATGGGTCGTTTGGTTATTGGCGTTATTTCGCCTTGAACTTCTGAGTATTCTCCAATGCAGAATAGAGTGTAATCAGATGGGTGTCGTCCGAATGGTGTTTCGGGGTTATTTACTGCGTCTGAGAAGCCGCGTATTGCTACTGCGTCAGTCCCCATGAAGAAGGGAGACATGTAGGCTTCTGCTTTTTGGTCGTGTACGACATATACATTTAGTTTCACTGTAGTTTCCTTTGATTACGGTTTAAGGATGATTGAGCGCATATTTCGCGTACGGCTAAGCGCTCGGGGGTGTAGTTAGGCCCCATGTTTTGGGCCTGTTTTTGCCGTTCTTTTTTCACCTTTTCGAAGGTGTCAGGTTCGATTGCCTTAAGGCGTTTTAGGTAGTAGCTGGGTGTTTTTTGTTTCTTGCCGTCTACGACGACATAGTCATGGGGGAATACATCTGATTTGTACTTGTGGAACCAGTCGTAAGCGATTCCCGGTTTGAGTGACATTGAGTTGTATTCGGGGTGTACTTGGTATATTTCCCCGGTTTCTGCGTCTACTTTTTTGTAGTGTTCCTCGGCTAAATCGCCGTTTATTTTTTTCATAACGTAGCGTGCAACGTATGCAGCCGTACGGTAGTTGACCTCGCCTATTGACGAGTGTCCGTAGGGCCAGAGTTTTTCCAGCTCTATTGAACGGTATAGTTTTTTCTTTTCGTCCCAGAGGTGACGGTCTATGAAGTTGAATCCGAATAGCAGGGCGTGATAGTGAGGACGGCCTAATTCGCCGTCTTTTCCACCGTATTCTCCTGCCATGTAATACCGGATTCTGTGATGTGGATTTTTGCGCCGTAAGCGCTTCATGAATTTTTGGAAATCTTCTTTTCGCAGACCTTCGTCATGCGGTAGATGTTCCGGTGAGTAAGTAAGGGTGATGAAACAGTTATCTTGGTGTAGCGATGCCTCGTGCAGGCAACGAGTGGCCCATTCCTTTGAACGGGCGATGCGGCAGCCAACACAACCGTTGCACGGAACGGTCATTGTTTGGCCTAGTGATTCCCTTCTGAGAAAGGTCAAGCCGCCACCTCTTTTTCTCCATGCTTGGATTGGTTTATAACAGGGCACAAAGTTAGAGCCTGTAACCGCCGCGCATAGGTACCGGAGTGTAGTTTTTCCGGTTTGTTTTCTGTGCTGTTCTTGAGAACAATTTTTTCGAAGTTCTGCGTTTCATTTTTCGCCGTTTGGCCATTTTTACTTCCTTGGGACGTTGTCCCGGTTGGGGTGTTGAGGTGCCAGTGTGTCAC